ATCGGACCCACGACTGACAACGACCATGGCGGGGGTCGAGCCGCTCTTGACGACGACCTCCCCCTCATCGAGACTGCCGTTCCCGGAGAAGGGGGTCGAGAAGATGTCCTCGGCTGGGACCTTGGCAACGATCATGGCCCCATCGTCCATCATCCCGGCGAACTCGGCGGCGGTCGTTGGCGACAGCGACCACGACGAGATTGGGAGCCCCGATGTGTCGGAGAGGAAGCGCATGGAGGGGAGCGTACTGACGTCTTTGCCGAGGGGGTGCTCTTCGGCCGTCTCGAAGTCGAGGCCGCGGGCGAGGAACATCTCCGTAATGCCCATTTCCTTGAGCTGGGCTTGCGTCTCCTCATACTGGGCTTGGACGATGGCGTCGAGGGCGGGCCCGTACTTCGACTCAATATCCCGAACGGCGTCATGCTCAACTTTGGGCTCGGGAAGCCCGAAGTTGAGGGCGGCGGAGCGCTGGATGGCCATGGAGAGGGGGTTCCCACCCCAGCTTGAGTTCGACCATTGGGACAGGACCGCGGACACCGCCTGCTCGACCGGGGTGTCCCCCATCAAGAACTCCTTATTCCTCCCGAGGAGGTGGAGGTCCTTGGCGAACGCAAGAATGTCGGGCATCGCGTCTTGGCGGGTCTCCGTCAGGCGGTTGGCGACCCGTTTTGAGGCGAGTTTCTTGGCCATTTCCCGGTCGACGAACTCCTCCGACCGTTCATCGTCAGAGAGGACGTCGTTGAACCGTTTCCACATTGTATTGAAGACGCGGTACTCATCGTCGTTCTTGAGCATCTCCCGGTACTGGGCCGCGGATGGGACGGCCCCCGACTCGATGGCCGAGACAAGGTCGTTCGACGTACGGTAGCCGCCAAGCTCGACCGAATTCGCCTGCTCCGACGGGGTGAGGCCGAGCACGGAGGGCTCGTTCCCCAACGCCCGATCGATGATATTGTTAACCACTGGTTCAATGGGCGACCCGGCGATCGATGGCGCTTGCTCTTCTTCTGGGGGCTGCGACCCATTGCCCGGAGGGGGCTGGGCGGAGGGTCCGGAGGGTCCGGCACCCGCGGCGCCGTGCTCGACCTTCGACTCGTCGTGCGCCGCAAAGAGGCCGAGGCGGTCGTGATGGGGGTTGCCCTTCTCCTCACCGGTGACGGCCTTGAACGGAATGCGGGTGGTGCTAGCCACCCGCAGGTGGGCCTTGGGTGTCGGGCATCGGCTCCTGTCCAGCGTCTGCGGGCGGCTGGCCTTCGATCGGCGTCCAGTACCCGCGTGCAAGAATGGATTCTACAAAGGTCTCTGGCCCGAGGGTCGCGTTCCGCGTATTGAGTATTTTCGCCGTCCGGTTGTCGGGGGCGAGCAAGACCACGTGCTCGCCGCGCTGCGCGATGCGCCTCCACCCTTGAGTCTCCGGCGGTACAGGTGACGGCAGATTATTCATTCTTCGTCCATTCGCGGACATCGACCTCAATTCCCTTGTCCCTTGCGGCCAGCTCCAGCTGCTCGATGAGTGCGGGGTCGACGTCGTCCCGGTACATGACGAACTTGGCAATATCTTTTATTGTAACCGGCTGGTGGATTTGCGCTTCAAGTTGGGCGTACGACCCCCATGGCGACATCCCATCCTCATACGAATCACCCCACGCCCCGATGTGCGGCGCCGCAATTGGAGCGGGCACGACCTGGCCGAGCTCCCCACCCCCAAGGCTGTCGCCAGCAGCGAAGGTCGTATGCTTCCGCACGTGCGGCTTCAGCACGATCTTCACATCCCCATACTGCTCCCACCCCGACCCCTTAATCGGTTCCGAATCCCGACCCATGTACCCGTAAATGGGGTGGGCATCGGGGTACGCGATCCCATCTTCGATCCCGAACATGCTCTCTTCGGCGTCGAGACGGACGGAGGGGTCGAAGAGCCCGTTCGAGGAGTCCGACTCGAATTGGTTCATGATCTTCTCGTCGGGGAGAATCTCATCGAGGATCGTCTCGATCGGGGCGAGGACGATGACGTCCCGCTGAGCGAGCTCGCGCTTCGCGTTCTCGTTGATTTGGGATTCGTACGCGAGTGGGTCAAGGTTGTTGGTGGTGGCGAACGCTTCAACGCCCGATGCGTTGCGGATGCGGTTGAGGCGGCTGGAAAGGCGGGGCGGCTGGGGCGGCCCCTTCCGTTTCTCGGGCGGCGGGAGCTTCTGCTTCGGCACCTCGCGGATGATGGGCTCCTCAACGACGTCACCGAGCCCCGCGAGCAGGCGGGTCGCACCACCGTCGCGCGTAATGAAAATGAGGCCGTCCTTCGTGACATGGCCGACCCACGTGCCCTTCTCCATGCCGGGGAGGTTGGTGTCCCCAGGCTTCGCGTCGGTCGGGTACGTCGTCATGTCGATCCCCATCCAGTCCTTCCCACCTGGGATGCGGGTGCCGGGGGGTGGAAGGTCGACGCTCGACCCAGTGAACCCCAACTTCCGCGTTGGCGATGCATACAGTGGGTTGCGGTTGTCGGGTCGCAGCTTCCCGACGGAGATGGCACCCTCGGGCTGGTCGACCCGCTGGACGACCTCCCCCGGGTTCATCCCCGGAAGGTCGAAGTCACCGGGTCGCACGTCGAGGGGGAACTCCTTGAGGTCGTGGCCGCCCCAATCCTTCCCTTCGTACTTTGGCGTTGGCTTTGCGGACTTTGGAGCAAGTCCGATGGGGACGGCGTGACCCGGCGGACGTGGGGCTTTGGGCGTCGCGGCGGGAAGGGATGGTGGAGCACTCACCTTTTTCCTCCGGCGAACTGGGCTCACCCCCGGGGGTCCCTGACCACCGCTGGGCGCTGGCCGACTCCGTTCTGGGCGAGTGCTGGGGGTCGGAACGACCCGGGAGACTTTTGATTCGTCATGGGCCGCGAAGTGACCGAGGCGATCGTGGTGCGGGTTGCCCTTTTCGCCGACGACCTCGCCGACGGCTTTTACTGGCTTCTGGAGCGGTCGACCGATGGGCAAAAGCACGTGATTCCCATCGTTGATGACGAAGATGGAGTCAAAACCACGGTCGGTGAGCGCGTGCGTGAGTGCCGTATTGTTCAAGAGGGTCGGGAGGTCGCTCGAGTACATCCGAAGCGCGTCGAACGTGCTCAGGCCGCCGAGCGAAATGCCCTCTTCTTCAATGACATCATCGAGCTCACTCACCGTAATTGGGTTGGTAAGCGCGAGTGAAGGAACTGGCGTCTGCGCCCCCCGCCGGTCTGAGTATGAGATGTCTTCTCGGGAGTAGAATGGCACACCCGATTTTGTCACGCCTTCGTTCCACGTCCCAGTGTTGATTGGTTGGATATTCGCGTACCCTGGGTACTGTGCGAGAATGTCCGACGGAATTGGTGCGCTGGCGAGTCGAGCCTGAATAATGCGGTGTGGCATCCACGCCTCGTCTTCCTTCGGCAGCGGCTTCGGCTTCTTCGCTGCGCCGGTGGGTGGGACGGCGTCTTGGCGGAGTGGGTACCCGCCTTTGCGCAGCAAATTCTCAAGCAAGGTAATCGACCGCTGGACATTGGGGTCAGTCTGGTCTTGAGCGCGCAACTTCTCTAAGCGGGTCCAGGCGAGCGGCACCTCTTCAGGCTTTAGACGTTGGACGTGCTGCGGGTCGCGTGGTTCCTTCGCTCCCTGCTCTTCAATGGCCACTTCAGCGGGAGGCGCTTCCCCTCCGTCGGCCACAAGATCATCAAGCTCTTGGTCGTAGTCGTCGAGGTACGAAGTATCGACAATGTCAGGGTCGTCAGGGTTCTCAGTGCGCACCAGGTCTTGTTGGTGTGTGAATCGGGTGCGGGACTCGCTAATGTAGGTGCGCAACTCGTCAATTTGCTTGGCCGTTGGGGGCGTGGCGCGGAACGCCTTGAGCTGGGTCTCAATGTGGTCGCCGACCTCATCAGGTGTCTCGAGGTGCGTTCCACCGATACCGTCGTACAGATTCTTGTAGTCGATGCCGGGGCCGCCCTTATCGCGATTGATCAGCATCAACGCGGGGGCCGTCCCACTGCGGACGACGACCTCTAATTGGCCAAAGGACCCGAGCCCCGAAGTCCCAGTCGACACAATGTCGGCGGCGGGGACTTTGGCGACGATGAGCGCCCCATTTTTCAGACCGGCGGCGAACTGCATCGCTTCCTTTGGTGAGGTCGTCCAGCTCGAAAGTGGCGGTCCTGACGTATCCGAAATGAATCGAAGCTGTGTTTCCTCGAGTTGGTCAAGCGACTTTGGGTTCGCCGGATCAATGAGCGCATCGGGGAATGAAAGGCCCCTGGCGACGTACATCTCAGTGATGCCGGCGTCGGCGAGCTGCTTCTGCGTCTCATTGTACATGGACTCGACGAACGCGACAAGCGCATCCCCATGCGTCGACTCGATGGCGTCAATCTTGCGTTGGAGCTTCGGGTCGTCAACGTCCGGAACATCCTGGCCGAAGAACGTTGCGGCCGCCCGCTGGACGGAAATCGAAAGCGGGTTCGAATCCCAGCTTGAGATGAACCATTGATTGAGGAGTGCGTCAACCGCGTGCTCGGTCGGGTCGCCGGTAAAACTGCCGAACTGTCCACTTGACTCGCTGGCGAGGGTCTTCGCGAACGCCCCAAACGCAGCGCTGTCCTTCAACGGTTTGGCGACGCGGCGCACCGCGACCTTGATCGCATTTTCGCGCTCATTGTAGTCGACTTCGTCACTTGAGAGCACGTCCGAGAAATCGCCCCACAGGGCTGAGTGCTGGTTGTTGAACTCCCAATGCTCGGCCATCGACGCGTACTCGTCTGCGGTAGGGACGAGGCCGTTCTTGATGGCCGCTTGGACGTCGCCGCTCGTCCGAATGCCGCCGAGCTCGACGACGTCCGCCTCATCGGGTCCCGTACTCTCACCGATCGGCGTCGGGAGCGACCGCTCAATAATCGAATGCACCACTGGCTCAACTTGTGACCCCGCGATGCTCTGCGGCTGCCCCTCCTCCGCTGGCTGCGACCCTTGGCCCGGAGGAGGTGGTGCGGAGCGCCAAGTGGGGGTTGGACTGGGCTGTCCGTGCTCAACCTTTGATTCATCGTGTGCCGCAAATTGGCCAAGGCGATTGTGGTGGGGGTTGCCCTTCTCGTCGCCCGTGCCAAGGGCTTTGGTCGCGGAGGGGGCGGCGGACTCCTCGACCTTTTTGTACATGGCGACCGGGTAAATTGGGCGGTCGGCCGCGTAGAAAAGGAAGGGAATGTCCTTGCCGACGCCGGTGGTCATGACCTCAAGGCGGGAGGGGTCGGAGCCGGAGGTGGGGACCATGAAGATGGACGCATTGGGGACGAGGGCGAGGCGGAGCATCCCCGACTTTGGGGTCTCAGCGTCCTTGTCCCACGCATCATTTTCGGCGACGTGCGGGGCCATGGTCCAAATGAAGCCAGGCTGCACGGCGTTGAGGGTGCCGACCCCCACATGGGTGTCCGTCTCGTCGTCGAACGAGTGGCCGTGCATGAGGAGGAACGTCGACGTGCCCGACCCGTTGAGGTGGTCTTGCGTTACGGCGTACTGGGTCTTGACAAAGTCGTCGATCGCATCCTTGTGCGTGGCGTAGATTTCGGCGCCGGAGAGGGTCGTGGCGACGGTGTCGGGAAGGGTGAAGTCGAGCGGGTTCGGGCCACCGAAGGCGTAGTGCAGCCCGAGGGCGACGGCCGTCCCCATCGGGGTGTCCCTTCCCGTCTCTTGTTGGAGGCGGGCCACAGCCCGAACGAGCGTATGCTCTGGGCTCGACCCTTTGATCCCAAAGGATTCGGCGAAGTACTGCATATCGCTCGACTTCTGCAGGCTCATGGACACTATGGCTGGCGCCGTCGCGTGCATCACATCGTCGTCGAAGTTCTTAACCCCAGCCGCGTTCTTCATTTGGTTGAGGATCGCATGCCACCCGTGGCTCCACATTTTGTACGTCACCTCCGAAGGAAGGGAGAGCTCCTTCAGGCCGGTGTGGACGTCAGGGCTGACGTAGATCGACATGGAGGCGGACGGGGCAGACGGGGGTGGGGCGCCCTCAGAGTAGTCGAAGGTGGGGTCGTAGTGCGGGAGGTCCGAGGGAGAGGGGGAGCCGTCAAGCTGGGTCGGCGGGGCGAGCTGCGACTTCGTGAACGGGATCGCGACCTTGACTTGTTTCCCGTCCCAATCCATCATCCCTTGGTACCCGTCGTAGCCGCGCGACATCACCTCATCCCGCACGTCGGGGATGTGGAGGTAGTCGGCCGGCGTGTAGAACGCATATGGCGTCTTGTTCGCGGCGTGCGCCTCGTCCTCCGTCCACCCCATCTCATAGTGGGCGATGTTGAGCAGCTCATCGTCGCCGATCGGCTTCTTGATCGCGACGTTGGTGGCGAGCACGATCCCGTCGACCCCGTAAAAGTCGTCGACCGCCGTTTGGGCGATGCTCTGGTTCTGGAAGAGTGGGGTGAGGGTGAGGGCGGGGGCTGGGTTGGTGAGCGCGGGGCCGGGGTAGAACCACCCGATGGGGACGACCTGCGAAAGGAGGAGCTTTTGGTCGACTTTTGCCTGTTCCACCGGCGAGAGCGCTGAGGATTGTGGGTCGACGTACGTCATGGTGGAGTACGCGAAGCCCTTGGGTGGGAGGGCGCCGGCTTCGGGCTCTGGCTCCCACTCAGGCTCGATGCCCTCCATCACTTGCTGGCCGGAGGGGGCATCCTTTTCGGGGTCGATGCCCTCATACATGGAAAGGAAGTGGTAGAGGCCGTTGTGCTTTGGGGCGAGGAACACGAAGGCGGGGGTCGTGCCCGACTTCAGCACGATCTCCGACTCGCCGAGGCACCCGACCCCCGTGAAGGGGGTGCCGACCACCTCCGAGGCTGGGACGCGGGCGACGGCCATGGCACCGCGGCTCAGGTTGTTGGCGAACCCCGACGCCGTTTCGGGGTTCGTCGACCACGAGCTCAGTGGCGGGCCGCTCGTGTCGGAGAGGTAGCGCACAGTGGGGAGGTCCGAAGGGTTGCCGGAGAGGTAGTGGTCCTCATTCCCCTCCTCAGACTCCCCGAAGGAGAGGCCCCTCACGACCGTAAGCTCCGTAATCCCGTGCTTCGCGAGCTGTTCTTGCGATTCGTCGTACTGGGCCTTGACAAAGGCCTTTAGGCCCTCGCCGTACCACGCTTCGAGCTTCATCACGGTGGTGTTGAGGTCGACGTTTGTGGTGCTGGGTGCGGGCTGCCCGAAGACGTGGGCCGCGGCGCGTTGGATGGCGATGGACAGTGCATTGGAGTCCCACGAGGTCCACGACCACTGCTGCACGAGCGTTGAGACGGCCGTCTCCTGAATCGTGCTGCCGACGTGGCCGGGCGCCGCAAGCTCCCCAATGTGCTCCGCAAGGTGCGTAAAGTCGGTGTTGCCCTTGAGCCGCACGGCGAGCCGCTTCATCACCGCGACCTTTGCCGTCTCCGCGTCCGAGTTCCACGATTGGGGCGAAGAAGGGTCGATGTTCGCGATCGCGTCGGCCTCGTCCGCCATCTCCTTGAATTGGATCATCGGCCGTGCGTTGGTGAGCGCTTGGTACTCGGCCGTATTCGGCACAAGGCCCTCTTTGATGGCGGTGAGGAGGTTTGGGTCGGTGGGGACGTCGGCGGCGGCACTCCTCTTGGGCAAGGCCCGCACAAAGCCGTTGTTGGCGATGACGTACACGTCCCCGCTTGGGCCGATCATCGAGACCTGCTCGCCCTCCTTCATGTGGGGGAGCCCCGTGTCGCCGGGCTTTGGAATGCGGCGCTTGGGGGCGGCGCTGCCCGCTCCCGACCCCGTAGAGAACTTCCCCAACTCATCGTGATAGGGGTTGAACTTAAGCGGAGGGGGAGTGGGCGTGGGATTGGCGAAGAACTTTGAGGCGGGGCGGAGGACTGGGGCGAACGCGCGACGGCAGTTCGGGTGAGCGAGGAGGTGGGATTCGGCGAAGTCGAGCGACCACGTTTGGCCGTTGGCGGCGCGGCATTCGTCATCGTCGTCGACGCCGTCCATGACGAAGACGTCGTCGACGAGCCCCGTGGCGCGGTAGCCCTGGATGGCGGCGAGGTTGTACCAATAGGCGGTCTCAGTACGGGCGACGAGCTCCGCCCGCTTCGGGGAGAAGGCGGGGAGCCCCTCAATGCGGGCCGCGACCTGGGCGATGGACTCCCCATTGGCAAGGCCGTCGCGGACGGCAATGGCCACCGCTTGACGCGTGCCTTCATTAATCCCGCGAATGCGGGTGCCCACGGTCTCCAGGAGCACATTGCGCGCGGTGGCGACCCGTTCCTCCGGAATCGTGACGTCAAACTGGGTTTCTACGGAGCGGATCGCGTCGTCGAAAAGGGCTGTGGCGATCTTGGTGAGCAGTTTTCCAAACGCGGAGGCGGTGACGAACGACTCAAAGAAGGAGAAGAGGCGCTCAGGAAGCCCCATCGGACTCCTTCATCGCGGCCATGAATTGGACCGCGGCCTCGACCGCTTGCCGCGCAAGCGCCTTACTGAGTGCTGGGGCCAGCTCATTGGCGGCCCCACCGTAGAGTGCCCGGGCCTGGTCGGCCAGCTCCTCCGGGCTCGTGGCTTTCATCGGGGGAGGGGCGAAGGCGGTCGGGAACTGGTCGTCCGACCATTGGGTGGCTGCGCCACCCGCTGGGAGCGCCATTTGGCCGGCGGGAGCGGGGAGGGCGGGCTGGCCGGCGTTCTCGACCCCAAGATCGCCGAACAGTCCATAGGGATCCTCGGGATCTTGGGGCGGCAGGGCGCCGGCGGCCTCCTCGGGGGGCGGGGGCTGGGTCATTTGGTTGGCGGCGGTTTCGAGGACGATGTCGGCCATGAGCTTGTACATGTCGCCGCGGTCGGGGTCGGGCTTGAGGCCGATGGCGGTGCGGTACTCGTTGAGGGTGGCGGCGTTGGAGCCCCACGCGGTGCGAATGGGTTCAGCGTGGGAAATGCGGGCTTCGACAAGGGCGAGGACTGAGGTGCGGTCGAAGCGGGCCCGAAGGCGGGGTTGGATCTCCTGGACGAGGTCGCGGTTGAAGACGTCCTCGATGCGCCGCCACCAGAGTTCGAGGGTGCGCTCCGTGAAATCGCGGCGGGCCTCTTGAATGTTGGAATAGGTCGAGTGGGCGAGGCCGACCTTGAGGCCGACGAGCATGGCTGGGACGCCGAACGCGGCCGCGATGCGGGATTCGGAGAACTCACGGAGTGAGGGCATCTCGAGTTCGGTCATGGTGAAGGAGAGCTTGGTAATGGTCGTGTCCGCGTCGAAGACGGCCGGCTCGCCACGGTGGGCGCCGCCGAACTCCGACTGGAATTTCATCTTGATGAGGCGGGCTTCGGCCTCGTCCTGGATCGCGGCCTTCACTTGGATGGCCCACCCTGGCTGGGCGTAGTTCGCGAGAATCGCCCCAGTGAACTTGGTCGCCTCGTTGTCGGCCGACACTTCGCGGGCGAGGACTTGCAATGGCCCGAGCCCCTCGACCATACCCCCTGACTCGCCGAGTGGGTCGGGGAAGTTGATGAAGAGCACGTCCTTCGACGGGATTTGGATGACCTCACCCGACCCTGGGGTGTGGTACACCCACCCCCGAATGACCCGCTCCCCCTCAACCGGGAGATTGGCGTAGAGGGGGCTCACACGATCAGGGCGGAGGGGCCACAGCGCCTTGATCTTCCCGCTGTTCGCGCGCTCCTTCCACCAGTACGTCGATCCGCAGATGCACATATGGGTGGCCATAAGCTCGAGCATCTCGAATTGGGTCATCATCTCATTGGGGTACTCGAGCAGCTCGCGCAGCTCCTTCGACGGCTCGACCTCTTCCTCTTCGTCCCCAATGGCGGTCGTCCGCTTCGTGTAGATGATCGGCGGCTCGCCGAGGGATTGGGAAATGATGCGGATGCAGGCGTACACGGCCGCGTTCTTTTTGTACCCTTCCTTCGTGAGCGGAACGAAGAAGGCGTCCATGATCCACTGTTGGTTGACCACGGACTGCGGCACAAAGGTCATTGACATCGACCTGGCCTTGGTGAGGGCCCTCCCCGTGAGGGACCGAAGTGGTCCGAGCCAATCCGGCATGTAACGACTCCTTAGTGCGGGCGCACGCGATTAGGATATGTCAGAACGCGTGCGCGAGTGGGTTCAATGCATTGTAGATCGAGCTCAGTGAATGGTACGTCGAACGCTCTAAATGCTGCATTGGGTGCCATGAACGGCACGTTAAATGCGGCGAATGACACGACAATCGCGGTAAATGGTTGGTCCACTTCGAAGGACGAAAAAAGGGTCGTCACGCGACCGACTTCCACTGCATCGGGAGCTGCGCGCCCTGGCTGAGCTCGCTTAGGGCCCAGACCATAGCATCCAGGCGATCAGGCGATTTCTCGCCGGGGACCCACGAGCAGAGTTGGTCTTCGAGGTATGGGAAGTAGCCGACGTGATGGACGAAGCCCTTTTCGTAGAGCGCGGAGATCGGCTCGGCCCGGGCTTGCTTCGACCGGGAGGCGTGCACCATCTTCACGGGGACGCCGCGGTCGACCGTTTGGATGGTGTACTCGACCATTTCCCCACCCTGGTTCACCTCGGCGATAACGCGGTCCGCCCGGTACTTATGATAGGCGGCCACCGCGTTCTGCGCCCAGCCCCTCGGCGTTTCGCGAATGGACATGTCGTCGAGCACGTAGTAGTGGTCGACGCCCGCGATACGGGCGACGCCGGCGACGATGATCCCAGTTTCGGCGGCGTCCTCGCCCGACGTGATTTCGGGGTCGACCCCAACCACAATACGTCGGAGGGCCGGCGTGCTCGTCACACGACCCGCTTCGAGGATGTCGCGGGTCCACAAGGCGCCAACCACGTCCTCCAAGATCTCCGCATAGAGCTCTTGGCGCCCAAGACGGGTGCCCTCGTACTTTGCAAGGATGGTGGAGCGGAAGGTCGGGGCAAGGTTGACGAGGTTGTCGAAGGTCGTACCGCGCGTGATGGCGGAGTTCACGTCCTTCACCAATTTCTTGATGATGGGGGTCGGACGGGGCGTCGTGGTCACGACCGCTTGCGGCTTCTTTCCAAGGCGGAGTCCCATCATGGCCATGTCCCACGCCTCTGGATAGCGCCACGCGGCGAGCTCGTCAGCCCACACACCCTCCGCTTGCGGGCCGCGAAGGCGGTCTGGGGTGTCCGCACTGCGGAGATTGGCAATGGCGCCGTTCGGCCACACGACCCGCGACTGCGACTTTTGGTACTTTGGGCGACACCACGGACTGCTCACTGAGATGAGCCCACTCTCGCCCTCGATCATGACGTCGCGGATGTCCGCGGACGTAGCGCCCATCAAAATGAAGCGCTTGCGTCGCCCACTCTCGACCTCTTGCCGAACCCATTCTGCGCCGGCACGAGTCTTCCCAAAGCCCCGACCAGCCAAGATCATCCACACCGCCCAGTCCCCAGGTGGGGCGAGCTGGTTATGACGGGCCCAAAATTCCCAGTCGTACTCTAGCCCACGGACTGCCTCATCCGACAGCGCTCCCAGAATCTCCGATCTCTCCCCGTCGGGAAGCAAGCTCAGCGATTCGGCGACTGATAGATTCTCGGACTTCACTGGCAGTTACCTCTGGGCGGCTTGTGGCTTCCCCATCCTCAAGGCGCTTCTTGTCGATCAAAATGCCGATGGCGACGGCGAACTGTTGGAGTTCTTGGGGGGTTCCGATCCCGTCGAGGATCAGTTCCGCGCGTTGGAGCGTCGCGTCGATGAGCTTCGACCGCGCCTCATGGTCGAAGACCTTCTCCTCCTGTGCATTGAGCATTGTCCGCGCCATGGAGAGGATGTTCCGCGGCAGCGTCTGCTCAAGCGTCTCGGCGTGCCGCTTCCAAAAATCCTTCCCATACTCTATGAGCCATTCTTTGGTGCACCCGAACTCTCGAATGATCATATGGCGCGGCGTGCGACTCAAAATGCGGGCGTCAAGAAGGTCGCGGGTCTCCTGGGTGAGTTCAATGGATGGCGCGCCGTCTTCGTCGTGCGGCATTCGACCCCTCGAGTGTGATTGGGAGCGATTCTACACCCCACCCCCAGCGAGATGTACATCTTGGGCCGGCCGGTGTAGGATGGCGATGCTGTCGTGCAGTGGCAGCAACTGTCACCACCCGGTCGCTGGATGCACCACTGCACGACACGTCGTCTTTCCGATGGGAGTTCCGACCCACCGGGGACGACCCTCTTTAACATTGTGCATACGTAACCGTACTTCGGCCAGCATTTTGGGGCCCATTTTGGGACCTAGAGTGCTGGCCGAAATTGTACAGGTACAGTGTTACACAATGTAGGCTCAACGTTGGCCTAGCACGCTCGCGCGAAGCGATGCGCGAAAGTATACATATAGGTAATTTATATATATATATTAATACTTTTTTTCTGGGGCTAATCCGAGATGTTACGCTTCCTCTGTAACACTGTAACACAGAATTTTTAGGAATACAGAGAAGTGCCAAAACGAATTCAAATTGGCTCGGTCGCCTGGCTTGTTTCAGACCCAAAGGGTCGCGGCAACAGGACTGTAACACTGTATCAATAAATGTAAC